GACACCTTTTGCAAGAATGGTTTTATCCAGTATTGTGGAAGGGTGTTTCAGGCAAGTAAGACTTATCCGAAGCGACCCAAATATAACTTCAGTTTGGAACGTTTTTTTCGAGAAAAGGGTTTATCCCTTCCTATTGGATATCAAATGGCCCGAGTTGGAGATGTAATGTGTTTTAAATCTTTTTCTAAGTATGATAAGGGAGAACCTGCTTTGCGGCGGGTGCTCTGGGATCGTGCTTGCATGTGGACCCGTAGAAGATATCGAAATTTTATGGGTTCATCTGTGGTGATGGGAAAGGAAGAGGTATTAGTTGAAATGGATAAAACTACGTCGTGTGGGTACCCAGGGAATATTAATTTCAAAAACAAAACTGAAGCGTTAGCTGATGCGAAAGCAGAGGCTATACTTGATTCGTTTTGGGAAATTATTGGTACCGAGAACCCCGACCAAATTTGTGCTCTATGGAAAGTAGCTCAAAAGAATGAACTTTTGCCCGATCGAAAGATCGTGGAAGGTAAGGTTCGAACTTTTACAGCAGCGCCATGGGAGTTATCTGTTGCAGCAAATAGATTATTTCTTGATCAAAATCACAAAATGAATGCGGCGAATATCCGTGTTCATTCTTCATCCACATCTTTTGTGGGTGCTACAAAATATGCAGGGGGATGGAACATTCTCTATAATCATTTGAATATATTTCCAAATGCTTATGAATTAGACGAGTCGTCTTATGACGCGTCTGTGTTTCGTGAGCTAATGGTGAATATACGTGATTTTAGATGGGAGTGTCTGGATCCTGTGTATCAAACTGATGAAAATAAGAAGCGTGTTTTTCATGTGTACAGCTCTATAGTTAATTCTATGGTAGTTTTGGAAAATGGAGACATTCTGATGAAGGAGACTGGCAATCCTAGCGGGTCAACCAATACTATAAATGACAATACTCTAGCTTTAGATACTTTGTTTAATTATGCGTGGTTGTGCTCATGCGAGGATGCAGGAGTTTGTACTGATTACGATCATTTTAATAAAAATGTTCGTCCTGTTTTTAACGGTGATGATAACACTTATACGTGTTCTGATGAGGTCAAGGACCTGATTTCTCCAAAACAAGTGAAATTGTGTTGGGATGAAATTGGAGTAACGACCAAGACTCCGAGTGAGGAATCAAGACTATTGAAAGATGTGTCTTTTCTGTCGCAGGAGTTTCATTGGGATGCGAATACTGCTATGTGGTATCCACGCCCTGAAACGGCAAAAACCTTGTGCTCTCTGTTGCAT